AGATTAAATGATTTAAGTGCCATCCAGTGTCCTCTACATTTATCTTTAAAACGTTGGAACCAAGTTGCAGGTCTAATATTACCATAAGTATTAATATATCTTAATACTCCACCGTGTCTAAATAATAGGAAAGAGGGTGGTACTGCCGTTACAGCATCATTATTATTTCTGTATCTGTAGTACTTAATACCGTCTAATGTTTTTAAAAATGCTGAGTTACCAACTCTTGGTTGTCCAAATGTATGTAGTCCACCGTTTGGTTGTAGTTCAGCCGCAACTAGTACTGCCATTGCTCCACCTAAACTATGTCCTGTTACCCACATAGTCTTATCACCTTTCTTATTGTGTTTGGCTAATGCTTCTTTAATACCAGGGATAACTTTTTCATACTCTGCATAGAAACCTCTATGTACTCTACCTGCTATATGATGCTTCACTGGAAACATTTTTAAGTCTGCTAGTATATCATTAATTTGAGTAGGCTCTGTGCCTCTACATGCTATTAATACATCGTCCTTATCACTCATTACATAAGCCTGAGCTCCTTCTACATCTATAAATGTTGGTGGTAATGGTTTGTTTAAAAACTTTTTAAGAGGTGCCAAGTCTTTGATGCCTGGTCGTGCTTCTAATAGTTCTTTTGGTGATTGATAACATTGATGAGCGTACATACTTAATAATAGTCCTCGCTCACGATAATTCATATCTGTTACTGACATACGTTACTCCTTAAATATCCTATGTAAATATTATAGTAGTATTTATCGTTTAAATGGAATATCTTATTGTGAGGCCTAATTTTTCACTGCAATGCATTCTGCTTGTGGAGTGTATTTTTTTAGAATCAAATTGTATTGCATTACCAGGTTTAAACTCGTATGGTGTTCCAGATAGCCCGTACCAATAGTTTTTAGGAAAATGATCTAAATATTCATAAAGTTTGTCTGAAATGTCTTCATCTAACAATCCTATAATACTGTTACCGAAATCGTACGGTCGGCATTTTGCAGATTTGTTTACTTCAAAATTTATATTTTTATTAAAAGTCCAAGTTCTACCGTCTTCATTATAATACTGGTCAAATATTACTAAGAAGGGATTAGGACCGTCATATACTTTTAAAGGAATAACCAAATTTTCTTTTTCTTTTAAATGAAAATCTGTATGAGGGTAATAAGGTGTTTTGTGTTTATAGTAATGGCATACTGTAATTTTATCTATATCAATATGATCTGATTCTGATAAAACTTCCATAGTGGTTTTTAAGTTTTTTCCACCTGTAAGTTTTTTCATTGTGTCAGTTTTATAATTATCAGTAGTATTATAAATTTTTATTAACTCATCTATTTGTTCTGAAGTTAATATATTTTCTATATATTTGTCTTCAACAATGGTCATACTATATGATGCTCTCGATTTTTACCTGCTGTATATAGTTTTCCAGTCTTACGACCATAGTAAGGTTCCTCTTCGATACCTTTGCTACCTTCGGCACCAAACAGTAAACCCACAATAGCAATTAAACTTGCTATCATGCCTGCCGCTAAAATTACTCCGTCCATTATTTTTTCTCATCCTTATACTTCTCTTTACGAGGTATAATTTTAGTTTTATCCTTTTGTACTTTGTGTCCGAAAGGAGAGTCATAAGTAAACAACTGCAAGTGCGATCTTGTTTTTGGTTTATCCGTTTTCTTCGACATGTTTCTCACCTATTGCTACTGCTTCTTCTGTACTATATGGACTTTTGTGTGCCATTGGGTCTTTAGTTTCTGTGATGTTTGGCCACACTTGGCTCATTGCATCATTTATTTCTATAAATGGAATTTGTTCTGCTGGTAGCTCATCATCTGCCCATATGGCTTCTACAGGACACTCTGGTTCGCATAATGCACAATCAATACACTCATCAGGATTGATTACCAGCATATCAGGTCCTTCGTAAAAACAATCAACAGGACACACTTCGACACATTTCGTATCTTTACATCCAACACAAGGACTGCCTACTATAAAACTCATATCACTACTTATCTGAAAATGCTATTATACATAAATTATTGCGAAAGTCAATTATTATATTAAAATACTAGCAAGGATAAGCAATAATGTAATTGTGCCTAAAAATATTCCTGCTACTAAAAATGCAAATAGAATTATTCGCAATGGTGTGGTTTTTATTTGGCTGTTATTTTTGCCTACACCAATAACGGCCTGTAATGCTTCTTTGATCAAAAGAGAAATGTATTTAAATACATTACGGCTAACATTAAGCCAAATACTACTACTTGGATTACTGCTGGTATAACTACAAACATTTGTAGTACATCAAAGTCTCCTTTCATAAAAAAGTCTGTTTCGAACCACTCTGCTTGATCTTCAGGTGTGGCTTCTCTTACTTGTGAATTATTGGTGCCCATGGTAATATCCAGTATTTTAAGATTATCTCTTTTAAATTTTTCATATACTTGGAGAAACTGCAAATATAGAAACCAAAAAGATACTTACTAATGTGAATAATTCCAAGTGATCTTTTATTTTGTTAATTCTCTTTTTGCTCATTACTAATGCTCCAGTCAACAATTTCCCGAACACTTCGTAATGCACCGTATAGATTATCAGATGTCTGTATAGTCATTGATAACCATAATGTGAATAAACTTCTTATCATGATGGGAGGTTGATATAAATGTAGTTTATAATATGTTATACTTTGTATTTATAACATTACATTTAAAAGGGATAGAAATAGGATAATTCTGAGCTATTTACAGATTTGTTTTAAAATCATAAATAAATTCAAAGTCGTTTTCAGTTCCTAATATCTTAAATTTATTTTTAATATACTCTAAATCTGTTTTAGAACATTTTAATCTTGCTGATACTTTAGCAGTATAATTATTTAAAATTAATTGTCTATATCTATCATTAAATTCATTATAATTTCCTGATATCACAGCAAGATGACTCTGTAAATTTTCAAATCCGTTTGCTTGACTAAATCTAAAAGATAGTTTATTTTCTTTTAAAATATAATTATAATATAACTCTTTGTATCTGTAATTCTGAACTATAGGACTTGCTGGAGGCAAGATTTTGTTTTCCATAATTATTTTGTGGTTTATATCCATAGCCAAATAATATATTTCATCTGATCCATAAAGTATATTTTTTACTATTTTTTTATTGCAATGTGAGCCTACTAAATCGTATGGCAAGTGAAATTTTCTAAGGAAATTTGCGTCTATTTCACTCTTTTTATTAATTAAATGGATTAAACTTTGTATTTCTAATTTTTTATTATCCAAAGTATATAATGGATAAGGTATATCCCCACCACAAATAATTTTTTCTGAGTTTGTTTGCTCTAAAAAATAACAATGTAAACTGATTTGAGGACTTATACTCTGATACTTCTTTCCTGTTATAGAAAATATATCTTCATTAAAGAACTCATAACCATCTATATCGATAAATTCAATATTTATATTGTGTTTTTTGCAAAAGTTATCGCAGGCTAATACGTCATTAGCATTTACAACCTCATCTTTCCAAAATAACCTATAGGATATTGCATTAAACTTTACACCTGCTTCTTTTAAAATCAAACACACAAATTGACTATCATATCCTCCACTTAATGCTACACTATAACCATCGTAAATTTTTACTGAATCTAAAAGTTTTTGGTGTAAAGAAACATTATTTTCTGGCTTTTTAAATGATAATACATACATCATATTTTCAAAATCGAAATTTAGTGCTGAATTTTTTGCTTTAGATATCATTATATGTTATTTATTCTATTAAATATGATAAATACTTATTATAAAATTACAAGAATTTTTTAATTACTGGAGTCAACATGGCAAATTATATAGTAGAAATGGATTCAGGAGTTCATGCAGACACTTCTGCGGCACAATCGGCGATAACGTCAGCAGGTGCATCTATTACAACAACGTTTAGTCTAAGCCTAACATTTTTAATTAGTGCTACAGCAGAACAATTAGCCGCAATAAGTGGTGTAAAATACTCAGAAGATGCTGATGCAGATTCAGGTCTAGGTCTACAAAATTATAGTACACATCATTTTAGATATTTGGATAACAGATACTACAATAAAGCAAATATTGATGGTAATATTACTGCAACATATTCATTCTCTTCATGGGAACCTAAATTTTCAGGAAATGGTAAAACAGTTTATCTAATTGATTCAGGCATCAATGCAGGACATATTGAGTTTGCTAATGCTACCATCACTAATTTACATAGTGCATACGGTTCTACTTTTTCAGACTCCACAGGACATGGTACATCAATGGCTGGCTTAATTGTTGGTGAAAACATTGGTCTAGCAAGAAACTCTACAATTAAAAATGTAAAACTATTTGATCAGCCATCAGGAAATATATCAGTTGGTAACGTGATTACCGCTCTAGATGCTGTACTATCAGACCATAATGGAAGTAATGTAGCAGACGTTAAAGTTTTATGTGCTCCATGGACAACTGCACAAAACAATCTTATTGACTCTAAGATTGGTGAAATCAATAATTCAAATATTGTAGTAGTTGCGGCCGCTGGTAACAATAACGACAATGTTGCTAACTACTCACCAGCAGGTGTGACAGATATTATCACAGTCGGTGCACATGATAACGAGTTTGTTATTTCAGAATTTACCAATACTGCATGGGACGGTGGCAGTGATGCCACAGCATTCCCTAACTATGGCGCCGCAGTTGATATTTTCACAATAGGTGAAAATGTTACTACTTGTAGTCATTTATCAAGTGTTATTTACGGTAGAGCAACTGGAACAAGTATGTCTACAGCCTTAGTTGCTGGTGGTGTTGCACAATATATTGAAAAACATCCTGGTAAGAGTTCAAACCAAATTAAGGATACACTTATTGCAGAAGGTAGTTTAAGAGGTAAATTGAGGTTAACATTAGGTGCTGGGACGACTAGTGCTAATTTAGACTTAATAAATGAGTCAGTACTACAGTTAGATTCAGGTGGTGCAGATGAATCTATAAATTTCTCAAATACTTTCTCTTCAGGAAGAATTTTAAACGTGCAGTCAGGAACAACTGCTAATATAAACTTAGATATTAATAGCACATTAAGTAATGTGAGTATTTTACCATTTAGTCCGTTAGCACCTTGGATGAGTTTCGATGCTAACACTGGCATAGTAACAGCAGATGCATCTAGTTTAGATGCTAACCTATCACCAGGTGTTTTTATATTTGGTATCAGAGGTAAAACTGCTGGTGATTATGTTGTTGTTGAAGAATTTAGTGTTGGTGTTTATGACTCAGCAGAAAGCGAATTAGAAAGTTCTACTGCATATTACTATGATAGTGATAATACAGAATACGATGAAGCAGAATTTGTTACATATGCGGTTGCTGGTAACAGAGTACCAACCGGGGTAACAATAAAATAAATTGGGTACACTACATTTAGACATAACATCTAGAAGTAAGGTATTTAATAGTTTATTACCTCAAGGTAATTCATATTTTCATAAGTTTGGAAAACGGCCTTATCCTCTTTCTGATTTAAATTTATCTAAAGTATCATTTAAATTATCTAATTTATCTTTATACAATAAAATATTTTGTAATTCTTTTTTTGGTGATTCTTTAACTCACCCAAAGATAACTTCATTAGCAAGTAGATGTTATACTTTTGAAAAAGAGCTGTTGGTATTCACTCAAGGCAGTACCGTAGATAAAGTAGTTTTAGAACATCTTAAAAACAAAAATGTAACAATATATTTGAATCTATATGGCGCATTTGATACAGCAAATTTAGTTACACAAAATTTAGATTGGGATTATATTAAATCTTTAATTGAATTTTATCAAAATAAACTTATTATAGAGTATCATATATTTAAACAAAATATTTCAAGTATAGAACCTTTAATTAATCTTTGTTTAGAAAATAATGTTACACTTAATTTTAAAAAAGACAATTTTGGTAATGGTCCTGTAAATATTTTTAATGAGTTTGGTGAATGGCTATATGACTTAAATAGTATAGATAGTAATTATGATATTTTAGGCAAATTTTTAGCAAACAACGAGTTGCTTGATATTAAGAAAAAATTTAAAAAAGAAAACTTTAAGTTACAAAAATCTATTCAAGGTTATAGTAATTTAAAATTTTACTTACACAATAAATCAGATAAAAACATATTAAATATAGAAGTAGATGATTTAATTACTGAAGATATAAATATACCTCAAGAAGAAGACATGTACATTAATTTTTTAGGTTATGTTTTTAAAAATAAACTATTATTTGAAACGTTTAATCAGTGTATATGTAATGATTGGGCTAAGGATTTAAAAAAATATATAAATTGTATCAATACTTTTGGCTACGATAATAGCAAAGAAATTTTAGAGACTATAGAAAATGAAGTTAAGTTTAAATATAGATATGGTAGTGAAGTTTTATTTTTAAATGCACCACTTTGGCAATTCCATCATACATCAGGTTTAAAACTAGAATTTTTAAAGGTGATGCCTTACATTAATTATTTACTAAAAAATATTAAAGAGAATAACTTAACTAAACTGTCTTAGTTATAGAAATATCTGAGATATTATTACAATAATCTAAAGGACAAATTGTTTTAGTTTCCGGTAACTGCCAATCCGCACTACCCACATTACCAAAGTTTACTGCACCACACCAACTGCTATACATTTCGCCATTGGCATCTATATTTAAACTTTCAAATCCTAAGTGGCACTTCATACCTTTAAAATTATTTAATTCCTGATCAATTATTTGGTGACTTTGCACATACTTTGCTGAACCATCCTCATATAAAAACTCTGTCATCCATGATGTATCTTCTACGACTTCTTCTGATTGATTATGTTCTGATTGATGTTGTAGCTCTATAGGCATAGGTTTGATACCTGGTCTTTGCAAAACTTCTTGCTCAGCATCTGTGTATTCCCAATATGTTTCCTGTTTACTATTACGACCAAGCAGTTTTTTATACATTGTTTTAACACAGATACTTACATTGTCGTATCTATTATGTTGGCAGTCCTTAAATAAATCTCGTAATTCCTCTACAAATTCGCCCAATCTGAGCACGTCTCCGCCTATTCCAGCAATATTAATGTCTATTGTTACATGATCCTTAATCTCATTTATAACATTTATAAAATGCTCTTTATCTTGTGACAAAGGATGATAAGTTAAAACAACACCATCCATATAATGTTTTGCTTTGCTCCACCAATTTACAGTTCTACTTGCATTGGTAAACACAACATTATGGGTATTAAACTCACTTATTTTGCGTATCACGTCTTCAAATCCAGGCATTACAGTAACTTCACCGCCTATTAATTCATAGTCTACTCTTTTACCCTGATTGTTATAATGCGTTGACAGGCGCTCTATGGCAGTCAGATAGGCTTCTAAAGGTAACCACTGCTTACTACCATCGTGTAATATATCAGGGCAATATTCACATTTGTAATTACATTGATTGCCCATATTCCATTGTATACGAATACTATCCATAGGACCACGAGCATGTGGACCACGAACTGAAACCAACTTGGACATTATATTCCTATTAAGACTGTAGCAGATCCTTTGTCAACGGTATGACCACAGGTTACAGTACTCATACCCTGCATAGCAGGAAACTTATTTTCACATAGAACTGTGAATGATCCACTAAAAATTCTGGCAGTAGCCGTAGTGTGAGGAGATTCTCCATGAGTTAATATTATATCACCTACAAGAGATAAGAAACTACCTTCGCAAAATACAGTGAAAGCAGAAGGTCCTAATATTAGGCCTCCACCTGCAGTATCTAAAAATTGTCTTGCGGCTCCTGGCATAATAGTATTTATCTTCTAAGAAATACTATTCACCTTCCTGAAGTCTTAGGTAATCCTTTGCTGATTTTTCTGTGCTTTCTACAATAGCCAAAATATGATCTAATGAAATAATAATTTCATCTGTGTGTCCTGTATATATAAAAGGAACCACAGCAATTTGATCTTCCATGATAACCACTGTATTTGGATTATTTAAATTTACTATTTTAGATTTTTTGTTGTAGGCATTTAAAGTAGCCATAAGTTCAATACCACTATTGAGTTTTATAGTTACTACTTTGCCTATTAAATTTTCTGTTTCAAACATGTAATATATTTATAGCCGTAAAGCAATGATTATTGAGATTATAGGCTAAATCCTTTAAAGGAATCTTTTTCCACATCTTGCTTTGTGCCACCTATAATATAACTACTTATTTCTGTTTCCTGTGGTGCTACTTGTACACTACCACCAGTAATCCATGTTTGAGTCCATGGCAGAGGGTTTGTTCCTGTATTAAATATTTTTTCTTGTCTAACGGCGTGCATTCTTTTACCTGCTATGTATTCTACATACTGCTTTAACAATTCAGCATTTAGTCCAATAATACTTCCATCTTTAAATAAGTAATCTGCCCAAGCCTTTTCTTGTTCTACTGCATCTAAAAACATTTGAGTACACTCTTGATAAGTTTCTTTTTCAATTTTTGCAAAATCTTTATCATCTAGAGGTAAAAGTTTTAACATTGTTTGCGTACTTGCTAAGTGAACATTTTCATCTCTAGCAATAAACTTAATGATCTTTGCATTACCTTCCATTCTTTTAAGTTCAGCAAATGCCCAACTACATGCAAAGGATACATAAAAACGTACACCTTCCAATATGTTTACACTCATCAAACATAACCAAATTGCTTTTTTGTGTTCGTATGCATTATACTTTTTACTACCTATGGCAAGTAAATCGTTCCAATGTATCAGTTTGTCGTAATTTGCTGTTATACTATCAGCACAATCACATATTTCTTTAATATCTAACATTTCATCAAATACTTTACTTGGATTTGGATACACATTTCTTATAATATGTGTATAACTTCTACTATGTATAGTTTCACTGAATGCCCAAGTTTCTATCCAAGTCTCTAATTCAGGAAGACTCACTATAGGCAGAAAAGCAATGTTAGGAGAGCGACCCTGTACACTATCCAAAAGAATCTGTCTCTTTAAATTACTAGTAAAGATGTGTTGCTCATGGTCTGTTAAATTTTTAAAGTCAGTAGCATCTTTAAGAATGTCTACTTCTTCTGGTCTCCAAAAGAATCCTAATTGTTTATCAGTAAACTTATCAAATTGTTTATATTTAAGTGTATCATACCTCTGCATTACTGGTCCGCCACTTGAGTCTAGGAACATTTTTACTTTAGTATGGTCTACTCTATTTTTTGTATTTAAAACTGTCATTATATTTTACAACTCTCGCAATCTTCATCGTCAATCATACCTGCTTCTAATTCTGGTAGATTGTCATCTTTGTTAATATCTATTTCGCCTTGTCCATCGTATGTGTTATTGTAGTATAACTGTTTGCCACCATATTTATAAAAAGTTATAACATCAGTTAGTAGTACACTCATTGGTACTTTTTCATCTTCAAAGTGTTCTGGATTGTATGATGTATTTACCGAAATACCTTGATCTATATACTTCTGTAACACCGCCATAATTTTTAAGTACCCTGAAGGAGATTTTTGTTCCCATAGTAAATCATACTTGTTTTTATAATATGGGAATCCAGGTACAACTTGTTTTAATACGCCATGTTTACTTTGTTTGATACTGATATAACTTCTTGGTGCCTCTATACCATTTGTACTATTACTAATCTGTGCGGATGTTTCTGCAGGCATTAATGCCATTAATGTACTGTTTCTTATACCATGTTCTTTAAGATTCTTTCTTAGTTCTTTCCAATCTAAACGTTCTTTATGTTTAACCAGTTCGTCTACATCTTTTTTGTATGTTTGGTTAGGTGTAATACCATGTCCGTATTTAGTTTCCATATTCTTTGGACATGCTCCCTTTTCTTGTGCCAAATTGTTACTTGCTTTAATTAAATAATAACTCCATGCTTCTGCCCACTTGTCTACTAAGTTTAGGTCTGGTTCTTGATATGTGCTATTATTTTTTGCTAGCCAATATGCAAAATTAATAATACCTATACCTAAAGGGCGTCTATTCATTGTACTTAATTCTGCCGCTAGTACAGGATACTCTTGATAGTCTAACAGTTCATCTAATGCTCTCACACTTAGGTCACAGACCTTTTCTAGTTCCGTTGTGTCTTTTAGTACACCCCAATTGATTGCACTTAACGTACATAGACTAATTTCACCGTCTGGATCATTAATATCATTTAATGGTGTTGTTGGTAAATCTATTTCGCAACATAAATTACTTTGTTTAATTGGAGCAACTTCTTCTATAAATGCACCATGTGTATTAGCATGATCAACGTTCATTAGATAAATCCTTCCTGTGTCTTTACGTTCTGTCATAAATGCTGTAAATAGTTCTTGTGCAGGTATAGTTTTTTTCCTAATACTAGTCATACGCTCTGCTTTCTCATATAACTCTTGAAACTTGTCTTGATCTTGGAAGAATGCATCATATAATCCAGGAACATCTTGAGGGCTAAACAATGATATATTTCCACCAGTTAAAAGCCTTTCATACATTAGTTTATTAAACTGTACACCATAGTCCATGTGACGCACTCTGTTGTCCTCTGTGCCCTTATTGTTCTTTAATACTAATAGATCCTCAACTTCTAAATGCCAAATAGGATAGTATAGTGTGGCGGCTCCGCCTCTTACTCCACCTTGACTACAACTTTTTACAGCACTTTGGAACATTTTATAGAAGGGAATAACTCCTGTATGTGTTGCGTCGCCACTCCTAATTTTAGAACCTACTGCTCTAATACTTCCTCCGCCTATACCAATGCCTGCTTTCTGACTTACATATTTCACCACAGCACTTGATGTT